TTATGAGTCCTACAGTAGTTGTGGGGAAGATTGTTTTGATGGCTGTGGACCAGTAGGTCTATGTATTGTAATGATGGTGTTATTTTTATGCCCAGTACAAGCAGCTTTATTTGCACATGAGCCGGCTGAGTTGATCTTAGCAAATGCCATGTCAAATTTTCTTGAGAAATTAGGTTATGCAATTATAGTTTTTATAGCAATTGCCCTTTATTGGACTTATACTCTTAAAGAGTTGATTCCTTGGTTGAGAAAAACAGCGGTACGTTGGTATACAATGAATTTAGTAATTGGAGTAGCGTCAGTAATGGCGCCACTTGCTGCAAAATTTCTCCCAAAATTATTCGGCTCTCGTAGAGATTTATATTCTCAAGGAGCACGTCAAGATGGGAACAAAGCTGGAATGTTTTTAACAGGCCTCCTATCATTATGCATGTTTGGGTTGGCACCATTTATGGGTGCTCAGAAGATAGTTAATTTAATTAAACCAATCTTAGACATGCTTAAACAAATTCCTTATGTAACTTGGTTCGCTGACTGGGTTCGACAGTGGTGGAAAGGAGAAGTCACATTTGATGACTTACCACAAACTGCTCGAGAATTTGAAGAACACCTCGCAGAAGCTGATTTGAAAGATTTGCAAAATTTAGCGAAGGATATTCGAGCAACACAAGCAATGATGAAGGACTGTAAGTATTGTGGGGATAATCCCTGTAAATGTCCTAAGATGAAACTTTGTAAGAAGTGTCACCGAGAAACTTGTGTGTGTGAACCCGGAGATTCAGATTATGAATCAGATGGACCAGAATCGATCATTGTTGATGAGGTTTTAAATCCTAAACCAACTACATCTTCTAGCTCATCTCGTGAAGAGAAGGATGCTAAAGCAACAGAAATTTTAGAAGATATGTTAGCTCAAGTAGAAGAAGATGTTGATCGAGGAACTGCAGGCCTACGAGCTAGTGGAGAGAAAAGACCAAAGGAAAATAATATTGGATTTGATTACACTAGGAAAAATTTTGTAGCTGCTAATAAAACTTTAAGAAGAAAGGAGATGAATTGTAAAGATCATCTTCCTGGTCTTGAAGTACCTCGTTGTAAAATATGCAGGAAACTTGTGGAAGAATGTAAATGTTTCATTTTTGATCAAGCTGCAGTTGATGATGAGGTTTTAAAGCCAGAAGCTCTCTTTGATACCACATCATTTTGGAATATATTTTATTCTCGGAAGGATGATGTTTGTGGTAAAGCTGGAGAAGCTAAGCAAAATGATGTTGATATGAAAGCTCATTTTGAAAAGAGAGAATCAGAAATCCCTCCTTATGATGAGAAGTCAGAGGAGTGGTGGAGTAATTTCTGGGAATCTGGTCCAACGTGGGATGGCATTTGGGAAAAGTGTAGTCCAACATTGAAGAAGTGTGGTGAATTTTTGTATGAAAATAAACATATCATCGCTGGTGTAATAGCTGGTTTGGCACTTAGATATGCCATGAGTAAGAAAGATGATGAATATGAAGCCACACCTCAGCACCGTAAAGGAAAAACAAAATCCAAGGGAATGCGTGTAAGACGAGGTGGAAAACACTTTGAACGTCCTTCCGGAGGTGCTGAACAAGAAGCGGATGCTTATGACCCTTATGAAGTTTATTTAGGGCGAAGCGATGAAGATCATGATGATGAATATCTCCATGAATTTGAAGATCCGTATTATGATGACAGTTATTACCAATTTAAAGGTTATGCAAAGCCGCAAGCAAAAACTGTCGCGCAGCTGAAAAAAAGAGTATGTTGCGCAGAAGCAAGCTGTTAAAATGCCTAGTGTACGAGATGATGCTGCGATTAAAAGGAAAATTTATGAATCTAAACATCGCACATTTCGTGTTAAGAAAGATCGCTTTGATGCTTTCATTCTCGATGCAAGAGAAGCACTAGAAGCAGAAATGCTTAAGGCAAGAAGACAGAGTTGGAATCCTAACCAGAAAGCGGCCGGTGTTTATAAGATTTATGATGATCAAGATCATTATCGTTGCACTGGCACATTAGTTGGGCATCGCATGTTTGTAGTTAATCATGCCGTAAACGAAAGTTTAGCAGGCAGTTATCATGCGAGGAATCACATCCATAGTATTGAATTGAAGTTAGAAGACTTTACCCCCATTTCTGATGAAATTGGGTGGTTTTTGGTTGTTGGAATTCCTTCCCCTTTTAAAACAAATGACTTGAAAGTTTTAGAAGTTGCTTCTGTCATTAATGTTTTTGGTTTTGGAGGAGGTGAAGGAACAACTCCGGATTGTGTTTCAGGATTTGCAAGTCCCTTGGGATGGTGTAGTGCTGAGACACGTTTTGGAGATTGTTCTGCTCCTGCCCTGAATGCTGATGGAAAAATAGTGGGTTTTTGGACCCATGGCAATGGCAAGAAAAATGGTTTGTCATTTGGCCGATTTGACCCGATTTCGCAAGATTGGATTGATGAGTGTAAACTCGATGCAGGTAAGTCATTACATGATGGCCTGCTTTTTCGATCTCGCCCCCTCTCCCCGAAGAGTTAATTGAGAGGCCGTTCTATGAACGGTATCCTTCTCAATTTCATGAGAAGGATGGGGCGCCTCTTTTTAGAGAAGAAGCGTATTTGTCGGAAGAGCATTTGAAGTGGCTGCCGGAAACATATTTTCCCGTAGTTGGTCAAGTTAACCGCTTCCCGCGGTATAAAAATAAGCGGAGCTCTGATATTTATGTTAAATCTTTTATGGATGAAAACATGATAATGATGAGCCCCGAATGGGGACTTCCTACACCAAACCAAGAAGCTGCATATAAGTCTTTGAGTAAGTATGCCAAAGATATTCTCCCAATGAGTGAAGAACAAGTTAAAGCTATGAATATGGCTTGGGAATGGACAGCCCAACATTTTGGGCCTTATATGGGTGGTGCTAGAGTTAGAACAGTGCAAGAAGTAATTCCAGATTTAGATAAAGATACGTCATCTGGTTATCCCTTCAACGCTTTCTTTCCAAAGAAGAAAGATTTGTTTGAAGGCTGTCCTGAAATTGTTGAATGGTTTGAAGCCGATTGGGACAATCTGTTGGATGAACATTATACCTTTATGTTCACGAACTCTTTGAAGGAAGAAATAAGACCTGAAGTGAAGACAAAGGCGAACAAGATTCGCACTTTCACTGCAGGCGCAGTTGATGGTACAGTTCATGGAAATCGACTGTTTGCAGATATGAATGAGAAAATGAATTCTTCATTTCTGCAAAGTTCATCCGGTGTTGGAATGAGCCCCTTAAAAGGAAATTGGGACCGTTTATATCGGAAACTGAATATGTTTCGCAAAGGATATGCATTAGATGAGTCTGAATATGACTCCTCCCTACGTTCGTATATGATGTGGGGATGTGCAAAATTGCGTTGGCAAATGTTGCGAGAAGAAGATAGAACACCAGAGAACCTTAAACGAATTAAAAATTATTATCGAAATTTGGTAAACTCATTGGTGATCACACCTGAAGGAGTGATAGTCTTGAAATTAGGAGGCAACCCATCAGGTTCAGTTAATACGATTAATGACAACACTTTGATCCTTTATACACTTTTAGCGTATGCTTGGATTATGAATTGTGGAGAAGATCCCAAGCAGTTGGAATTTGAGCTTAATACCTCAAAAGTGCTTGTTGGAGATGATAACACTTGGACTGTTAGTGACTGGGCGCATGAATTTTTTAATGCGCGTACAGTTATTGTAACATGGAATAAGATTGGTGTTACAACCACAACTGATGACTTAGAGCCGAGGAGTGCGAAAGATTTAGATTTCCTCTCGGCAAAGACCATTTTTTATTTGGGTCGAGCCATTCCAGTCTATGATCGGGAAAAACTCATGACGTCTCTTTTGTTTGCAGAAACGAAGAAACAGTCACCTGCTTTTACATTACTTCGCGCGGCTGCCTTACTTTCAGTAGGGTGGTCAGACACGCAATTTAGAAAATTTTGTAGAGAATTTATTGCATGGTTGATTGAGAATTTTGATGAGGTCTGTAATCAAGACCCAGATTGGATACAAGCAAAGTGTGGAATCTTAAGTGATGAACGTTTAGCTAAGCTTTTTCTTGGAGATGAGATTCTTTACCAACAATCTGTAGAATCTTGTTCATGTGCACAACCATGGAAACCATGGCATAAAAAGTGCAATTATTGTCAGGAGCTAGAAGAAAGATCAATTAAGCCTGATAAAAGAATGAATGGTCAAATGCCATCCAAGAAGAATTCTAACCGTAAGCAACGAGGCGGTAAGAAGGGAGCTGCAAAGAAGCAAGCTCAAGCTACTCGAAGTAATCCAAAGCCCCGTCAACGAAATCGGGGGGCACGTCGTAGAGGTGGAAATACTGCTATGGCCTTTAATCGAGGTCCAGCAAATTCTTTAGCTCCACGGCAAAGACAAGCTGGGATGAATATTTCAAAGACTCAAGTGGTTAATGAGCATGAAGAAATCCTAGATATTATTGGAAATGGAACGAATTTTGGAGTTGTTAATACCCTGGCTTTAAATCCAGGGCAAGCTCTTTCCTTTCCAACTTTGTCTGTTCAAGCGAAGATTTGGCAACGTTACCGTTTTCGTTCACTTCGTTATGAATATCAACCAACTGTTTCAGAGTTTGCAACTGCTGGAACAACCGGGAAAGTTATTTTTACTGTAAATCCCGATGCTGCTGATGGTCCTCCATCAACAAAGGTCTCTGCTTTTGCAACAGATAAAGATTTGGTTGCTTCAGCCCTTCCTTGTAGAGGTTTTAGTGTAAATATTCCTCCAAGAAAGTTGATGCCAATTGGCCGAGACTGGCGGTTTGTTCGACCAGGAAATCTTCCTGGTGCCGCTGATGTTCGTGAGTATGATGTTGGAAATTTGTTTATTTGTACAACAGGAACGAATGATAATACCACGAAGTTGGGAGAGTTGCATGTTTATTATACAATTGATTTTGAAACAATGATAAACACGACTATTGAAAGTGCTCCCACGAACAATTCTGTTTCAATGTTTCAATCTGCGGTTGTTCAAACAAATTTGACGACAGTGGCGACAACTCAACTTGTTGCAACAGCAACATTTAATGGGTTAAACATTGTGAACACCGCAGGGTCAATGGTTCCTCCTGTGGGTAATTATTTGGTATCAGCAACATCTGTTATGGCTGATTCAAATAGTGAACAATTTTCTGGAGTTTTGGATCTCCTGAAGAATGGAACCGGTGCTGTCTTAAATGTTGATGCTCCAAGCTTTCAAATAACAGCTGGGGCTTCTAAGCAAACATTAACATTTTTGGCGATGGTCACAGCTAATGGAACGGATGCTTTTACAATTAGTGTGACTGAAACTGGTGCAGCGGGTGCTTTAACTGCTGCAACAGTTGTTGTTTGGACTGCGATCTAAACAAGAAATAGGGGTGGTTAAGAAATGCAGTATTGGAGCTGTTACCCCATTTAACCTGACAGAGAATCACTTTGTGATCCCTACATCCGCACTGTATAACCGTGGTGCTTGAAAGAATAACGGTGGCTAG